ATCGTGTAACACTAGCGTATAAGCTACGGGAAGCTGGTCATCCTGAATTAATTAAACTTTTAGAGGAGTAAATCATGGCATTTACAGGCAATTTCATGTGTACCAGCTTCAAAGTAGAGCTAATGAGAGCAGTCCACAACTTTACAAATACCACTGGCGATGTATTTAAGCTCGCTTTATACGACAATTCAGCGTCATTTACGGCTGCGACTACTGCGTATACAGTAACCAATGAGGTCGCAAACTCTGGTACTTATTCTGCGGGTGGTGGGACATTAACCAACGTAACTCCTACATCTTCGGGTACTACAGCCTTTACTGACTTTGCGGACTTATCGTTTACCTCTGCGACCATTACAGCATTTGGCGCATTGATTTATAACGACACAGCAGCTGGTGATCCAACGGTTTGCGTACTAGACTTTGGCGGTGCTAAGACATCGACTTCGGGGACTTTTACTATCGTGTTTCCAACGGCAGACGCAAGCAACGCAATAATTAGAATTGCTTGAGGATAAGACGGTGTGGCTGATGTTTCAATTGCCCTAGGAGGTTTTGGAAGCCAAGGCTGGGGTGTTGCTGCTTGGGGTGAAGGAAATGTATCCTTTGTAGCCACAGGACAAGTAGGTTCAGTTACTGTAACAGCGGATGCAAATGTTAGTGTTACAGGTGTTTCTGGAACGGGTCAGGTCGGTAGTGTCACTGTAGAGGCTAGTGCAAACGTTCCCGTTACGGGATTAGAGGCAACAGGAAGCGTTGGTTCAGTAGTTGTTACTGGAACAGCCGTAGTAGACCTTATAGGGGTTTCTGGTACAGGCGAAGTAGGTTCTGTCACCGTCACGGCGGACGCTAATGTAGACGTAACAGGGCTTCAGGCTACGGGGTTTGTTGGTGCGGTAACGGTAAATGCAGATGCAAACGTTGATGTAACGGGAGTCAGCGGCACAGGAGAAGTTGGAAGCGTAACCGTCACGGGCGGAGCGATAGTCCCAGTTACAGGACTTCAAGCGACTGGAAGTGTTGGTAGTGTCACAGTAACAGGCACTGCGGTTGTAAATTTAGTAGGAGTGCAAGCGGTAGGACAGGTTGGAGTAGTGTCTTTCTGGATCTCAATAGATGACAGTCAGACCCCTAATTGGGTGGCTATCAATGATGGACAAACCTCGACTTGGACTGATATTATTGACACACAGAACCCAAATTGGGTTGATATAGCGGCATAAAGGACAGAATATGGCATCGACTTATAGTGACCTTAAAATTGAATTAATTGGCACAGGCGAGCAAACAGGTACCTGGGGTACTACGACCAACAATAACTTCTCAATCGCCATAGGCGAAGCCATTACAGGCTCGGCAGATGTATCCTTTTCAAGTGCGGATGTCACGGTTACCTTAACGGATACTAACGCTGCTCAAACAGCTCGTAATCTGCGCCTAAATTTAACAGGAACTTCTGGCGGAGCAAGGAATCTTATTTTGGGTTCAGGCTGTCAAATCGAGAAACTGTACCTAATAAACAACGGACTAGCGGACGCAGTTACAGTTAAAAACACATCAGGCACAGGAATTGCCGTTCCCGCTGGCAAAACTATGTTTGTCTATAACAACGGTACAAACGTGGTAGAAGCAGTGAATTCTGCGGTTACTTTAGACGTTACAACTCTAGACGCTACAAATATTGAAGTTACCAATATTAAAGCTAAAGACGGTACAGCTGCTGGCTCGATTGCCAACTCTACAGGCGTAGTCACACTTGCTTCTTCTGTTTTAACTACGACTGACATTAACGGTGGCACGATTGATAACACAGCTATCGGTGGCTCTACGGCAGCTGCTGGTAAGTTCACCACACTAGAAGCTACAGGTGTAGCTACATTCTCTGCTGGTGCAGTAGGAACTCCAGCCATCACTACTACAGGCGATACCAATACAGGTATCTTCTTCCCTGCTGCTGACACTATTGCCTTTACAGAAGGTGGTGCTGAAAGCATGAGGATTGATAGTAGTGGTCGTGTACAAATTGGAACTACTACTGCTACTGGTAGCACAAAACTGGTAGTTGCTGATTCTGCTGGCAATGGACAAATTAGGGCAATACATTCTACTGGTAGTGGTTTCAATATCAATCAAGCAACTGCATCGGGTGAAGTATTTTTACAGCAACAAGATAATGCAGCTTTAGCATTTACTACTAATAACACAGAGCGTATGCGTATTTCATCTGGTGGTTTAGTTGGTATTGGTTTAACAAGCTATAACCTACCATTATCTGTTGTAGCAGATGCAAACGGTCAAAATGTTCAGCTTAACGGAAGAACAGGTGATGATTTTGGGCAAATATTTTTCCGTAATTTTGGTGGTGCTAACAACCTTGCAAGAATAGCGTCAGATAGTAACGCTGCATTAATATTTGGAACTGGGTCACAAACTGCTCCTACCGTTCCTACAGAGCGTATGCGTATTACTTCTAGTGGTGATATTGGAATTGGCACTACTTCGCCAGCAGCATTACTTAACCTTGTAAAAGCAACAAGCGTTGGTATGCAACAAAAAGGAAATGACGATATAACAGAAGCATCAAATTTTTTCCAAAGACAAGTTGTTTCTATTATTAATTACACTTCTTGGGCTACTGCTATAAGTATTGCTACATCAATAGGTGGCGGTGGTTACACAAGATGTTTTGTAAAAATGTCAGCAATGGGTCACAATTCAGGAATAGCTAATGGTGCTGTAATTGATTCTATTTGGTATATTGACTTTAATAATTCAGCAATATCAGTCGCACAGGTTTCTGCTGGCACAACTACTGGAACTGCACCACAAGTTAGGTTAAATGTTTCAAGTACAACTATTGAAGTGCAAGTTCAATCAAGTAACGGAACAAATAGGTTTGACGGAATGTTAGTAGCTGAAATGAATTTGGCTTACGGTGCTGGCGCACATCCGTTATACACAATTTCCTAAGGAATAATTATGTCAGATTATAAATTAACGCAAGAACAAGAAATATCTGCTAAATGGGTAGATATTCGCCAACAAAGAAATAAATTACTTTTTGAAAGTGATTGGATGGCAGTATCAGACAGAACAATGTCTGAAGCAGAAAAAGAATATCGCCAAGAATTGCGTAACTTGCCAAATCAATTTGCTAACCCAAATGATGTAATTTTTCCAGCAAAACCATAAAGGAAACTAACATGAACTTTACATGGAATGTAGTACAGATGGATAGACTTACTTCTGATGGCTTTGTAGTCACAGTACATTACACAGTAAACGCTGTTGATGGTGATTACACAGCTTCTACCTATGGCACAGTAGGCTATACACAAGGCGAAGGTTCTTATGTACCTTACGCAGACCTAACCGAAGCGCAAGTAGTTGGCTGGGTTCAGGAATCACTTGGCAAGGACACAGTAGAATCTGCTTTAGCCGAGCAAATTGCCCTACAAAAGAATCCAGTAGTGGAATCAGGAGTGCCTTGGTAAAATATGTTTTATGTTTATGAGCACATCAGACCTGATACTGGCATGGTTTTTTATGTCGGTAAAGGGTCTGGCTGGCGTTCTGGCGCAACACAACACAGAAATTCTTATTGGTCAAGAATTGTTGCAAAAGCTGGCGGATTTAATGTTCGTAAAATTGTAGAAAATGTAGATGAAGAATTAGCATTTTTGGCAGAACAAGAACGGATTGACCAGTTAAAAAGACTGGGCGTTAAGTTATCAAACCTTACAGATGGTGGTGAAGGCGCTTCTAACCCATCTGAGGAAACAAGACGCAAAATGTCAGAATGCAGGAAGGGTGAGAAGAACCCAAGGTTTAATATAAATAGTCGTAGACAACGGTACGCAAGAAAAGAGTTTGTTTCAAAAGAAGTTATTTCTGCAAATATGCGAGCTAATCATTGGAGTAAGACTGGAGTTTATAGTCCTCCAAAGGGTACTAAAAGAAGCGAAGAAGATAGATTAAAAATGAAAGAGGGGCAAAGAAATGTTCCTTTAAAAGAATGCCTACACTGTGGGTATAAAGCGAGACCAATGAATATAAGTCGTTGGCATAATGACAACTGTAAACATAAAGGAGAGAAAAATGAGTGAAAACACGAAAAAAACTCAAATTTCAATAGATGGGCAAGATTTTTATATTGAAGACATGACAGACGAGCAACGCACACTTACAAACCATTGTCTAGACCTTGACCGCAAGCTGGCTTCTACGCAGTTTCAGGCACAGCAGTTGCAAGTTGGTAAAGATGCATTTGTACAGATGCTGAAGAACTCCCTCGAAGCTAAACCAGCAGAATAATATGAAAACAAGCGTACAAGCTAGAACTCTTGAAAGTGGACTGATTGAGCCACATCACGAAATAGAGGTGGTGTGTTCGGCGTGTGGTTACGACTTAGATGAAGCCGAGCTACAAGCCGATGTCTGCTCAGACTGTAACGCTCCTTTGAACCTTAGACAGCATATTTCGATTCATGCTACGTCTGTTCCTGCTGCGGGCGGAGAGGTATTTTAAATTGAGCTATGGCAGACGAACTGGGGTTATCAGCAGGTGCTAAAGGCATCAGTGAAGGCTTAAAGACTGGTCGAGAAGCTGGTAGGGAAATTGGTAAGAACATCGAGGATGTTCAAAAAGAAGCGGTAGATGTAGCGAAGGAACGGGCAAATGCCAAGATTCGTGAGCGTAGGGAAGCAGAGTTAAGAAAAGAGCGGGCGATATTCAAAGCCCTTGAGGAATACCGACACCGTAAGAAGATTACGGACGAAGAGTATAAGTTACGGATTGACTTTATCAAGCAGTACGGCACTAAAGAGTGGCAGAAGCTAATAGACATCAAGACGGAGATTGAGAAGCTAGAGAAGGAAGACCGCAAGTACTTTGATGCGGAGTTGGCAAAAGTTAAATGGGTGCAGTTCTGGTGCTTTCTAGTAGCTGCATGGATTGCGTGGTATATCGTATGGGGGAGTAAATAATGTTGACACTAATATCCACAGCGCTATCCTTCCTCATGGGGGGTCTGCCTAAACTACTAGACTTCTTTCAAGACAAGTCCGACAAGAAACACGAACTAGAGCTTGCCGCCATGCAGATGGAGCGGGAACTAAAAATGATGGAAGCGGGCTATATAGCCCAAGCTCGTATTGAAGAAATCAGGACAGAACAAGTCCAGATGGAGACCCAAGCCCAAGAACGCACGGCTATGTACCAGCACGACATTGAGATTGGTAAGGGTGCTTCTCAGTGGATTATTAACCTACGAGCTTCGGTGCGTCCAGTCGTAACCTACCTGTTTGTTTTCCTATTAATCATCGTAGAC